TCATAAATATTATTAGTAATCTTTTTATTAATAATTTCACTAAATACATTTGTTTTTAAACTATTTAAACGCTGATTATTTTCTACTAATGACATACCAACAAGATTAATAAACATATTATTACTTATAATTCTTGTTTGAAGTCTTTTTATATTATCTTTATTAATAAATGATACACTTCTAATTGCTTCAATACTATCACTTGGATTAAAAATTAAATATGTTTTATCATATGAATTAAATGAAATATATGGAAAATCATTATATTCCTCTAATTCATTTAATAAAATAATATTTTCACTATCACCCTTAATCATTTTATCACCAGATGATAAAATATTATTATTCTCATAAATATTATATAAAACATACCTCTTATTAATCATATATTGATAAAATAACTTATTTTCTATTTCAATCTTATTTTTATAATAATTCTTTACATTATTTATTTTATTAATAATATATTTTAATTTTGTATCATCTCTTTTTCTAATTTTTGTTTCTTCTTGTTCTTCTTGACTTCTAATATATTTATAGTGGTCTTTATGATACATCATAAAATCATCAACAATTGGGGTGATAACTTTTAAATTAAATAATTTTTGTATTTTTAAATCATAATTCGCTTCATAATTTTTAAATTCTTCTAATTCATCAATTTCATCTTTATGTATTAATGAATAAATTATATCGGTATATCCTTCTTCAATTTCTTCTTCAGTTAAAATATTTTCAATAGTTTCTATTTCAATATATTCTGTTTTTGGATAAAATACATCAATAAACATAAATTCTCCTGTTGAAATTTCACTTGTTTCAATTTCATCAAATAAATGTTTTTTTTCATCATCATCAAAAACATTAATAGTAATAATTAATTTAATAAGATTATTATTTTTAATATTTATATCTTTATTTTTTAAATATTTTTCTATTATTTCAACTTTTTCTTCTCCAAAATTATTTAAAAAATGTTTTAAAGCATCTGTTTTTTTATTTTTATTAATTAAATATTCTTTTAAATCTTTTAATAATATTACATTTTTAATAATAATATTATTACTATTACTATTAAAAAAATTACTAATTTTCAAATCATAATTTATTTGATCTTTACTAAATTCAATAATATTACTATTAAAGTTCTTTATTGGATTTTTATATAATAAACCAATAAATATAAAAATATAGTAAGAAATATATTTTTCAATTGTATTATTAATTAATTCAATATTACTATTTTTTTTAACCATCTTTTTTATTTTATCTTGGTCTATTAATAAAAATAAGTATTCCAATAACTTATTTATTTCATTTTGATATTTTTTAAAATTTTTTTCATCTACAATTTTATTTAAACTTATAAGTTTATTTTTATTAGTTTTATCATCTATCCATACAGTAAAAATTTTATTAATTGTTTCATCTAAAAATTTTTCAATTTGATTTATATACATAGGTATTATATATAATATTATTATATAATTATAATAATATTAAAATGTAAAAAGATATAAAAATTATAATTTTTTAATTTTATTATTCATTTCATTATAAAATTTAATTGAATTATCTATTGCTTTATAAATTTCATCATAAATAATATTACTATTTTTAGCTTCAACATATAATAAAATTTTGTCATTCATATATCCATCATAAAGAGTTTTACCTGCATTTTTTATATTTTTTGATTTATTTAAAAAATACTTTACTGGACCTATTGTTATTTCATTTTCATTTTCAATATAAAATTTTATATTATCTTTATCTAATTCTTTATTTTCATTTTGTTTTATTTCAAAAAATAATTTTAAATGTTCTAATTTTATAACTAAAATATTTAATGCTCTTTTTAATATTTCATATTCATCAAATTGTCCGTATGATTCAACTTTAAAAATAAATTTATTTTCATTAATTTGTTTATAATATGTATGAGACGCATTAAAAATTCCATTCACATAACCAATACAACAAGTTGCTCTCATTGATAATTCAATCGTTTCACCAGGTCTCAATTGTGACAATACAACCGGTGTATTAAATCCTAAATTAATTAATTTATTATTAATTTTACCCTGAATACTTTTTGTATCAACAAACATATTGTCAGTTGTGTTATTTTCTACATTTAAATAATATTCAATAATCAAATCATCATCTGGATGTTTTTCAATTAATTCATTATTATCTTTTTTATAATATTTATCTTCCAAATGAAAAATTTTATGATTAACATTTAAAATTGGCAATTGTGAAATTGTGCATTTAAGATTACTATTATTATCATTTGAAGTATTTTTATTAACATCTATATTTTCTGTCTCAAAAGCATAAATAGGTATTTCTGAATAACAAGTTCTTCTCAAAGAATTTATTAAACTATAATCAATATCATTTCCTGAAATTTCTAATTCCAATAAACTTTGATTATATTCATCTGGTTTATTATAATTTAGTTGTTTAATATTCATCTTTATTATATAATATTGTTTTATTTTAATATTATTTTCAATTTTTATTATAATAATATTTTAATAAGTAAAACATTTATAAAAATAAATATCTAATAAATTATAAATGAATAATCCCAATATTTCTCAATCAAATATACTATTTTATTTATCCACTTGTGAAACTTGTCATAATTTCAAAATTAAATGCCAAAAATATAATTTATTATCAAATTTTGAATTAAAATGTATTGATTATAATAAAGATTATTATGTCCAAAGAGGCTTAAAAAAAGTCCCATCTATTATTTTAAAAGGTTCTACAACTATAATTGATGGTGAAGATTGTTTTAAATGGTTAGATCAAATGATTGCTTCAATAGAAGAAAATAATCAAAAATTATTACTAGACAGTTACAATAATCCATATAATCAAAATAATAATTATCATAATAAAGCAAGACCACCACCATTAATTAAAAATAATCAAAATAATAATAAAAAAACTGAATTGAATGGTTTTAATGATATGGAAATGAATAGTATTTCTGATAAATATGCTCACGAATCTGAAAAAAATAATGATGCTTTTAAACAAAATTTTCAATTAAAAAATATGAATAGTGAAATATTTACTCCTCCAATAGAAAAAACTAAACTCAAAGAAAACAAACAATCAGATTTAACTAAAAGATTAACATTACAAAGAAATAACGATACTAATAATTTTAAAATAAAAATAGAACAAGAACATATTAAAATAATGAATGATAAATAAAAATTGATATACAATAATTATATTTTGTAAAATGAATATTGATGAAAAATACTTATCTAAAAAAAATAAATTTAATATTGATAAAAAAATAATTTTTGAAACAAAAGATAATTTAAACAAAATTAAAAATAATAATGAAATTCTATTCTTATATAAATTTATAATTAAAACAATTAAAAAAATAGATGAAAAAGAAAAAAAATATAAAATTTATTATGAAGATTTTAATAATAAATTATTTAATTATAGAGAAACAAATAAACGCAAATTTAAATTAATGGTTAAAAGTAAAAAATTTATTAACAGAGAAAAAAAATATGATATTTTATACGAAAAAAAGAAAGAAATTTTAGATGATATTAAAAAATTTTATAATTTATTTATGAAATAAAAATAATTTTTATTAAATAATTGATTATTAAATAATAAATAATTTATATATTTTTTTAATGAGTAAATTAATTAAACTTAAATCATTTGAAAAAAATATAATTAAATCATTAAATAATAATATTCCAGTTAGTTTTGATGATAATAAAAAATTATCTATTTTTGTAGTTGTATTATTAGAATTATTATTTAAAAATAATATAAATATAAGCAATCAAATACTAAATTATTTAAAAAATGATAATATAATCAACAAAGAAATTTTTAATGATGAATATTCTAAAATTAAATTTATGCTTTCAAATATGGTTAAAACATTATCACCTAACCAAATAGAAAATAATATAAAAAGTTCATACAGATATAATTATAATGAAATTAATAAAATAGCTGAAGGTTCATTTGGAAGTGTTCATAAAGTATTACATAATTATGATAATACATATTATGCAATCAAAAAAATATTTATAACTGAAGAATTATTAGAAGATAATTATAATTTTTTAAAAGAAATACAAATATTTTCTAAATTATATCATTCTAATATTGTTAGATATTTTACATCATTTATATCTATTGATGAAAATAGTATTAATGATTTTAATAGTGATGAAGAAAATGAAATTAAAATAGAAAATACTACCTCAATATTATTTATTCAAATGGAATTATGTGATAAAACATTATATGATTATATTAACTATGAAACAAAACAGTTTAATAATAGTTTAAAATATTTTGAAGAATTATTACAAGGAATACAATATTTACATTCATTAGATATAATTCATAGAGATATAAAACCAAGTAATATATATTTATTAAATAATCAAGTTAAAATTGGTGATTTTGGTTTATCTACAATTAAAAAAGATAATATTAATAAAATGTCTGATGATATTGGAACTAATTTTTATTTAGCACCTGAAATATTAACTGGAGAATATGATAATAAAATAGATATTTATAGTTCAGGTATTATTTTAATTGAATTATTATTAGAAACACAAACTATTTCTGAAAAATATCAAATAATGAAAAATATTTTAGAACAAAAAAGTTTTAATAAACATAAATTTAATAAAATAATTAAATATATGTTGTGTGATAAAAATAAAAGATTAAATATTAATGATTTAATTTATAAATATAAAAAAATACAAAATAATTACATATCATCATCGTCTGAATCAGTTAAAATAGCTTCTTCTTCTTCTTGATTTGTTTCAAAATCAGGATTAATTTTGCCATTAATTTCAGGATATGTTCTAATATCAAATACTGGAGGATTACATCCAAAATCATAATGTGGGGGAGAAACTAAATTAGCATCTGGTTGAGTAACAACTGGTGTAGGCTTGACATTTGAAAATCCACCAGGAATATTAGCAGGGTATGGTGTTTGAAAATTATCTCTTGCTTCAAGTTGTGAATTAACAGCTCTATCATAATAAATATTTACTTGTGGATTAATATTCAAATCATAAAAACGATTAATACTCATTGATCTATTTAATTGTTTAGGAAATGATAATAAAGAACTAACTGGGTCTAAAGTTTTATTACAAGTAGTATTTGTATGAGTTTTAAAATCAAATACATTAATAGGATTAACTCTACCTTTTCTATCAGTTGAATTTTTAACATTTAAATTCTTCATAATTGAATCAATATCACTTAATTGACCTCTTGGAAAATTACCAGGATTAGATACAGCTAATTCATTACCCCATCCACCATAAGATGATCTTGGACCACCACCATTATCACTTTGACATCTTTGACAACTTCTAACACGGTTAGGGTCTAACATAGATTGAAGAGGAGCAGTTGATTGTTCAATATCATCTTTAATAGTAGAAGGATCATAACTTAATCTTGAAGAAATACCATAGTTAAATCCACTATTAGTGCAAGTTTTAGGTTTATGCATTGGAGTGCAATTTATAGTATCACATTTATTACAAGAACTCTTAAATGGTTTAGCTTGTTCTGTTGAATTCATATTCTTATATATAATATTTAATATAAAATTTTAATTTAATATTATAATTTCTATTTATATTATAATATTTTATATGATTAGAATTATTATAAGAAATAATAATAAATATTTATATTCATATGCTTTAATATTAAATAAACTTATAATTAATTCTAATATTTTTATATCTAATAACAGTTTAAAAGATAATAAAAAGTATAATATAAATTTATACATTGAAGATATATTAGAAGATACATTTGAATTATTAAATGATGATAATATTATTAATGTTTTATTAATTAGTAATAATAANTATAAAGANGAATATTTAGTAAGATATNNATTCAAAAATAAAAATTTAATTAAAATAAAAGATTGTATAGATTATGTATTTTATAAATTTAATTTTATGGAGAATTATTTAAAAAATACATATAAAAATATCTTAAAAATACCAGTATTAATTATTGATAATATAAATAAAAATAATTATATTACAAACAATAATATTATGTATTTAAATATTGATAATTTTAATTTTTTTGATAATAGTAAAATTATAGATTGTTGGATTAAAAATAATTATTTTAATCATATTAAACCAAAACCTAAATTAATTATATATTGTCATTCATATAAAATTATTTTATCAAATATCATAAAAAATATTAAAAGTCATAAAAATATTGAAATTATTCATCGTTTTGATAATAAAAAAATTAATTATGATTGTTCTATTATAACAACTGATAATTATGATTTAGATTATGAAATTACTAATAATATTGTAAATAAAAAATATATTATCACATTTAAAAAAAATATAACCGATGAAATATTTAATAATTATATAATATTAAATGAAAATAATATTAAAGAATGTTTTATACAATTTTTTAATTTAAATATTAATGATAGAATAAAACAAATAAAAGAAAATAATATATTGATTGAAAATAATAATAATCAATTTAAAGCTTTATTTAATAATTTCAAAAAATAGTTTTTCTAAATGTTTTTATATATTCAAAATATTTTTTATAATTTGAATTTGTTTTAATTAAATCTTTGACAATTAAATCCCATTCTGAATAATTTATTAAATTATTATTTTTCAAATAATTTTCATCATATGTTGTATTAAATCTAAATGGTTTATCTCTAACATATTTATAAACATCACTGTTATTTTTGTATTTATTGTAATTAATATTTAATCCACTAATTATATTTTTAGAATATGTTTTGTCAATAACTTTATTTGAAAACATTGTATTTTTTGTATTATTCCATTCAGGATATATTGTAAAAAAAGTAATTATTTCATCATTACTATATTCAAAATATTCATTTTCAAAATATTTTGAATAATTACTTATTAAATATAGTGCTTTATTATATAATTCAATTGATGGTATTATTAAGTAAAAATTTCCATGGAGACCCATTTTAGTTAATTCAAACTCATTATAATCACTATTATATTTATATGTTGATTTATCATAATTATTGAATATATAATCAATATTATTTTTTACAATACAGGACGCATCTAAATATATTATTTTTTCATAATCATATAATCCAAACATTTGATTTTTTGTTGTATAATATTGTATATTTTTATACTCTTCTTTATGTTTTTTAAAATATTCAGATTCAAAATTTGTTTTTAATAAATTAACACCAATTACTAAATCATATATTGTATTAATTTCATTAATCATATCTTTATTTAAACCTTTAAAATTATCTTCATCTTTATCTTGGACCATGCAAATTAATTTATATTTTGTTTTCGTTAATCTTAAACTATGACCCAAAGCTAATATTCCTGGAATATATGCATCACCACCAAATATTATAGTTACATAAGCATTTTTACTATTATTTTTATTTATATTACTTAGATAATATCTAAAATTAGATTTTTTTAAATCCATAGTTTTAATTTTATCATTTAATTTTAATATTTTTTTTTCAACACTTTTTTTAGATATACCTGTTTTTTCTAATTGTTTTATAAAATCATTATCATTCATAATATAAAATTATATTATATAAAAACAAAAAATTACATATTTTCTTGGTCTAAATTTTCAGGGGCAGGTTGGACTGGACCCATATTAGATGAAACTAAGTTATTAACTCTTACTTGTTGAAATCCACCTTGATATAAAGGTTGATTAGAACAACTATTTAAGAAAACATTTAAATCAGCATATTGATTTCCATCAGCACCATAAAAATCATTATATCCATTTAATCTTCTTTCATTATTCATTTGTCTGAAACTCTCCTTGGGACAAATATTTTGATTTGGTAATGAATAACCAGGTCCAGTAGGTCTTGGAATGTTATTATAAACAATAGGACACATATTAGGAGGAATAACTACAGGAGCATTGGAAGAAAATGTGCTAATACAATTTTTAGGAGGAGGACAATTAGGATTATATTTAAGAGAATTACAGTTAGACAAAGGTCTGGTTTGATTTCTTAATTCTGATTCAACATCTACAATAGTAGGGTCTTGTTTGAACCACATTTTATCATAAATGCATCTATTACAGTTTTCTTCAGCTCCAAAATAAAGTTGATGTTGTAAAGGAGCGGTAGATAAATGTAAATCTTGAGCATAGTTGCAACAATCATATGTTGGTAAATTAGATGAGCCTTGAGTGCCGTATGACATATTTATATAAATATGATATATAAAAAAATATTTTATTATAAAGATATTTATAATTAAACTATAATTATATTGTTTTTATCTTTTAAAACTCATACTCCTATTATCCATTCTTGAAGATGTTCCAATTAATCTATCATCAAGAACTTGATTATAATTACAATCTAAATATTGAAATTGATTTTCAAAAGGTTGGTCGTTTTTAATTGCTTTATTTCTTGTATTTGATGTATTCATTAATGATAAATCTTGAAAATATCTATCAGATGATATACTTTCTCCATAACCGTGATTTACATTATTATAATGATTTACTCTTTTTGTATTTTGAATATTTGGATAAGCGTGTTTAAATTCTGTATCAAAATTTTCAGTAATTAATTGTTGATTATCTAAAACATTATTTATAATATCAAATTGTTTTATACTTTCACTTCTATCTGTATCAAATAACTGTGTTCTGGCAAATGCTGTATGATCTACATCAAATTGTGGTCTTTGAGCCACTTCAGTTTCAGTATAATATCTATTTGCATTAATACAAGAACCTTGATTTATATCAAATGCCCTTTTTTGTGATTTTTGTTTTTCATCATTTCTTTTTTCTTTCATTTTATTCATTTTTGTATAATATTCATTCATTGCTCCTTCTACTTGACTAAATAATTCAAATTTTGGTTTTTCATTATAATTTTCATTTTCATTAAATCCAGAATAAATTTGATTTGATGTTCCAGAACAACCATTAACTCTATAATTAATTTCTCTATGATGTAAAGGTTTTCCTTTTTTCAATCTATTTAATAATTTAGATAATTTTCCAACATCTTCTTCATTAAAATTAAATTTTTTTAAAAATTGTTCATCAAATTCAACACCATTATTTCTATAATATTTAATATTTTTTAATAATTCAACATATGAAGGCAATTTTGGATTATTTACTGTTCCATTTAATAAATTTGAATTATATGAATTTACAAACAAATCAATATCGTCATTAGGAATATTATAAATTAAACTCATATATATATAAATATATTTATATAATATTTTAAACAAATTATTTAAACTTAATAAATATTGAGATTTTATATTTTATTTATAATCTTAAATATTTATTAATATGAATTATAATGACTTTTCAAATTCTATCAAAGAAACTAAATATGAAAGTAGAGTAAATTCACAATTTAATAGACTTATAGATAGTATAAGAATAGAACAAAAAGATAATGTATTTACTAATGAAAGAGACCTTTTTAATCAAAATTCTAATGGAAATTATGAAAATTTAGATTTTAGCCATTTTAAAGTTAATGATTATGAATTAGGAATGCCATTACATAATCCTACAATATTACGAAATAAAAAATCATTATTATCAAAACCTTTAATGCAACAAGAAAATAATATTATTCCAGTTGAAAATAATAATTTTACTGACGAATATTATTCAATTAAAACTGATAATGAAGAAAAAAATATTGAAAAAGGAATTGTTGAATATGAATATACATACAATATTAATAACAAAAAATCTTTTTTTAATATTAATACACCTTTTTCATTATCATATGTTTGGAAAACATTAGTTTTACTTTCTAAATATCCAACCAATCAAAAATTATTAGATATGTTAAATATTAAAAATAAAAATTTAATATTACAATCTATGAAAGATAATTGTGATTTATTTAATCAATATTCTAAAATTAATATTAGTATTCCATCAGAATATACTATAAATCAAGATTATATTAACAAATTAAATAATATTTTTAATATTAATATTTTTAATAGAGACCATAATTTATTAATTAATTCAAATGAAGAAATTATTATGATTAATCTTGAAACTAATTATAGTTTATCTTTACCAAGTTATTATAACCCTAAAATTATTGTAAATAATTTAATTAATCAACAAATAAAAACAAAATTTATTAAATTAGAAAATGTATATTCATATGTAAATTTTGATAATAATGAAATTAATATTGAAATACCATTACTTAATAATACAATAATTGGATTTATTTATAATAATTATAAACAAAATATAAATGAAATAAATTATGATAAATTACTAAATGATAAACCAATTAATACTAAAATTAATGATTTTATTTTTCCTAAATTTACAACAAATAAATTTACCGATTATGGATATAAATTTAACGAATTATTAAGTGATTTTCATTTAGGAGAAATTATTTATGGAAAATTATTTAAATTAGTTATTAATCAATGTTTAGATTTAAATATTAATATTAATTCTAATAATAGTATTAATAATATAAAAAATATAAATGATATAAATTTAATTAATATTAATCATTCTAACTTTTTCTATATTAAAGAAAATAAAAAAATTATTATTTCTGGATATTTTAAAATTTAAATAGTTATATTATATTTAATGACAGTATCTTTTAGTCCAACAAATGGTTCTTTATCTAATAATAATTTTACATTACAATGGAATGATACAAATCAAATATTAGCTACTACCGCAACATTATATATAAATAATATTCCAGTAAGCACAATAAGTATTTCACAATCTACAAATACAATTATTTTTAATAATATTGATTTAACACAATTTCAATTTGACAGTTATCCAATTCAGGTCATTGGAAATAATTCATATAATGAAACAGCTTCAATTAATTTTGATGTTACTTGTTTTTTAGAAGGAACTGAAATATTATGTTTAATAGATAATGAAGAAAAATATATTAAAATTGAAGATATTAGTGATGATACTATGATTAAAACATATAAACACGGATATAAAAAATTATTATTAAAATCACACCAAAAGGTTCATAATAATATTGTTTGTATGAAAAAAGATAGTTTAAATAATAATGTTCCATTTAATGATTTAAAAGTTACTACAGGTCATTCTATGTTAGTTGATAATCTAACTGATGATGAAATAACTGAAATTGAAAAATGGAATCCAGTTAAAAAAATAGATGATAAATTTTTAATATTAAGTAGAGTAAGTAAATATTTTGAAGAATATGATATTAAAGAATTAAATAATGTTTATCATTTAATATTAGAAGCAGATGATTTAGATACACAATATGGAATATATGCTAATGGTGTATTAATGGAATCAATGAGCAAACAATTTTTAGAAATTTAAATAATATTTTAATATCTTTGACTATCTCCATATAATCTCTCTGGATAAGAACAATTAGCGGTATTTTCTTTACAAGTTTGATTTGTTTTAAATAACCAATTTCTATAATCTGTTTGACCTTGAACTCCTAAATTTGTTGGAACTGTATAAAACATATTTTGTGAATTGTTTCTTGCAAATACATCACTTGTATTTCTGAATATTGATGAATTATATAAATTATTCATTTCTTTTTGAATATTTTTATCATTTGTATTACACGCTTGAGGAACATTTTCCAAATCTAAATAATCACTAAATACAACATTCATAAATGGATTTTCAGCAGTTGGTCTTCTGCATGTATTTTCTTTATATATTTTATTCTTTGTATATGGTAATTTATTTTTTTTTTCTTTTATTTGTTGTTTATTAAAATCATCAATATTGACATTACTTTTATCTTTTCCCAAATTATATTCATTGTCAAAATCAATATAACCAGAATTTAATATAAAATCTTCATCTTTATTTCCATCTTTTAAAATTGAATTATTAAATTTATCATATATTGAATTTAT